AACATATACGGCCGCCATATAGTCTCACAAGAACCTTATTAGTTATTTATATTTCGATTCAACAAGCTCTTTTAAAAGACCTTTTAATTCATCAATTTCATCTCTCATTTTTTTAATTTCACTCTTTTCATTCTCTATTGATGTGATTGCATTTAATCTTGAACGATATGCAGAAGTATCGGTATTAATGATAGCTCCTGTTTTTTCGTCACGGTATAAATGAGAATACCCCTTAACTTTAATCATTTTATTGCAATTGTACGCAGTTCTCTAATTTTGGGAGCATCTGCTTGATTAGTTCCTGCCATTATTATTTTAATAGAATATCCTATAAATTCACCTAAATTATTAGCAGTAAATTGATACTCTAAGTATTGTTCATCTAAACTTGCAGGAACAAAGTTATCAGGAAGACCATCATTCTTTGCTGGATCAATTACCAAATCCCCAAATCCATCACCAGTAGAATCTGTCAAATTATTATATCCAGGGAATAATTCAAACTCTTCTTCATTTTCTGCAATATCAGTAGTTCTTCTTAACGAATAAAGAACTCTAATATCTGATGAAGCACCTCTATATGCTGAGAAAATTACTTTTAAGGAATCTGCTGGTTTATCTAAAGAAATAGGACTAGAAACATAAATTGCACTGTTAGGATCAAAAAGTGGTGAATTTACAGAAGCAGTCTTAGTATAATCCGAAACTGGATTATTTAACCTATTAGATCTAAACTCAGTAAATGCAATATCTGTAAAGATTATTGGAGATACGTTTTCGTGACCACTTGCCAATGTAATTGCTGTTGTAAATGATTTATTCCTTTCAATATTTGTCAAATATGTAGTTTCATTTACCTTAGAGCAAACAAGTCGAGGAGTAGTAAAAGTATTTAATGCATTTAACTGAACAGGAACAAAACCTTGATCTATAAAGGATGTTTCTGTTCCATCCACACTGGTTCCACTTACGGTTCTAACAGATGCAGTAGTAGCAGTTATTGCTGATGGAGTGAATACATTATAACTAGGAATTATAGCATCATATTGAATATTCCTAGTACCAGTTGCATTAGATCCACCAAAGAATCCTTCACTCTCAAATGATAAAGCTGGTATATTATCGGATAACTGATCAACAGTTCTATTTTTGCCCATAGTTGCGGCAAAACCAACATAATAACTATCCAAACCAATATCAAAAGAAGAAATATTATGTTGAGTGTTTATTCTTCTGAGAGATACTCCATTAAGTTCGTATTTTTCTATTCCTGAATTGGAAGAGTATGGGATAGATAATGTTGAATCAACTCCTCTTGTAATACTTTCCAAAATTCCTGCACCCACTCCTTCATATCCAATAATTTCACCGCCAATTTTTACATATCCTGTATTAGCAGCTCCTACGGGAATACCTTCAAAGTTATTGAAATCAGGACTAGTTGTAGATGCAACACTAATTGTGAGATCAGAAGTTGTTAAATCAGTATTAAGTACAGTTGTATCTAAATTACTCTTAATATTGTTTAATATAACAATATTTTCATCAGAATGCATACCATGATCAAATTCATTCACTTTAATGTAGGTTCCATCATTAGGATTAGAATCTACAATTAAATTAGTAAGAAGTTTTTGATTGGTATTTTTAATAGCACCTGCATCATCATAATATCTCAAATCTTCATTAAATTTAAATCCACCAGTTGCATTTGTCCCTTGTATTCCTGAAAGATATAATGTATCCACACCACCATTATCACTAATTCTTATTAATGCACCCTCACCAATATTTCCACTCATATCAGATGTAGTAAGACCGACAATATCACCGCCAGTATATCCTGTTCCTACATTTGCAGTTCCAAATCCAGTAATTGAACCATTAGCATCAACTGTAAGACTATTCAATTGATATCCTGCACCTTTACCTACAATATTAAATGTATTAACAGTTCCTGCGGTAGCCTCATAACCAAAACCACCTGTAACAATTCCACTGGCACCTGCAACTGCACATCCCGTACCTACAACATAAGCAATAACGCCATCATTACTATGACCAACAATTTTTCTTCCTGGAGTAAATGTAGTAATACCACTATTACCTGATGCTAAAGTTGTAATACCTATTTGTCCTGTTTTGGGAAGAGTAATTATTGCATTATCTTCTAATGTAGGAACATAACCATTACTTTGGTTTAAAGTAGGATTTGTAAAGTAAGCAGTTCCAGTACTAGAAGTGAAACTTGCTTTGTATAACTTAAATTTCAAATCTTCTCTTTGTGAAGGTGACCAAATAGATCCATTTTGAGATTTAAATAAACTACCTAGAGCCCATTGTTGATTGTACTGTATAGCAGATACATTAGGAAGACTTTGTATATTAACAGCATCTTCACCCATCCTAGCTATCCATAAATCATAAGCATTACTTGTAGGTGCAAGAATAACAATAGCATATTCTCTTCCTGGTGCTAGATAGATAGGTTCTGGGAACTTAACATTCGTAGCAAGAGATGCATCAGTTGAAGTTTGAATATCTTCAGAAGGTACAACAACGGGAGTTCCTAATAATGTTCTAGTAGGAGTACCTAATTGAACTGTCCTAATTTGTACAGTTACACTACTATTTCCAGCAACCCCATTTGCATTTTCATCTCTATTTCCAAAGAATAAATCTACAGAAGTTATAACAACTCCATGATCATCTCCTTCCACTCCTTCTGTTCCTGGTGCTTCTATGTTACCACCAACAGTAAATGATTGAGCTAATGGATCATCATGTTGAGCAACAGGAACCAATTCACGAGTATTGGTTGTTATTGTAGTATTAACAGTCTGTATTTGCCTAACAATAAATGTTCCTCTTGATTCGTAATTAGCTTGAGCAGCTGAAATTATTTTACTGCCTCGTAGAGGTGTAGCATTATTAGCATTACTACTAAGTCTATAAACCTTTCTTCCAGTTTCTATCCTAACGGTAGGTGCAGGATCTGCATATGGATCTTGCAAATAGAATGATCCAATTACATCCCCATAACGATCTGATTTTAATCTCACCTCTTTAACATATGCAACTGCTCCATCATCTTGACCAACCAATCTCATTCCCTGAGTAACATATCCACTATACAATCCCTGTGCTTCATTAGAAAGTGCTAATGTATCCACATTTAATATAGAAGATGAAGAAGTGTATTCACTTTGTAAAACTTCTTGAGTATATGGATTATCTTCAAATACCCTAGTTGGTGCATTAAATGGACCTTCTTTATGGTTAGATGCAGCAACTCTAAATGAAATAGCTTCTTGATCATCAATATAACCTATTACAGTTTCTCCAACCTTAAAAGTTCCTACAGATCCATAATTTACTAATGTACTATCATCAGCAATTTCTAATAATTTAGGAATAAAATAAACATCCGAATTTCCATCAAAGAATTGATAATATGGTGTTGCTGGTTTTAAATCAGCAGCTCTAAATTGAGTATTTCTAGATCTCATCCACTCATCATCACCACTATTCACTATAACATCATTACTTCTAGTTTGTAATTCAGTAGTAGTAACAATTCTAGTTGGACGGTTATCTCTTCGACGGCCAAAAATGATACGGAAGAACCATCCTCTCCTTCTAAGAGGTGGAACGTTATCAACCTCCCTTGTTATACTTTCTTCACTGACGCTTTCATCTATGCGTACAGTTCTTACCCAACTATCACTTGAAGGTGATAAGGTAATACTACCTCTATAAGAGACGACATGGAAAGGATTGACATTCTCAACTCTTGTTGCATATGCTTGCTCAAGCCAATCAACTTCATCATATTTTAAAGTTACAGCATTTCCAGTTTTCTGTACATTAGGATCCAATAACTCAAAATTAGTACCTACATCATATTCTTGATCAATAATATTAGATGCTGGTAAAAGTTGACTCTGAAGACTATTTCTTGCAATGATAGGTCTTATTTCCCTTCTTTCAGTATCAACCTCTATGGAAGAGAAATTATAATTAACAAACTCATCATTAATAAAACTATCCACAAAAAATCCACTCTTAAATCTATTTCTTCCATTAACATCTTCAATTCTTAAAGCTTCCGTACTTACTTCAAGAAGTGAAAGTGTAGTAACTTCTTCTAGACTTTCAATACGATCTTCTAAAAGACCAATATCTCTCATTGTATACCTTCTATTATCAGTTAATGTAATTCGGGCATCTCTTGGATTATACAAATAAGGAGGCAAAATAAGTGTTGCCAATTCCATTGAATTATTAATATTTACGGGAGGTTCAGGTAGAGGAGATGATTGTCCCTTTTGTAGTGATAATACTCCAAATTCATTTAAATAAATCTTATCAATTCTACCAAGATAATAATCATAACCTAAAATAGTACTTCCATTGGGTGATACTAAAAACTTAGGAACTGTATTAAAAGCAGATGTTCTAGATGCAAAAGTAAATGGTGAAGATGATGTACCACTAAAAACAGGAACTCTTGGTCTAAAATCAAGAGTATCAGTTGCCCTTATTCGAGCAGGACCAATTAAAGGAATATCTTTATTATATCTTTCTTTCCCATAACTAAGTACTGTAAATACATCTCCACTATCATTAGCAGGTACTGTATAATGATCATAAACAATCAACAATCTTTTAGATGGAACAGATGAACTACTCTTTCTAACTAGTCTAGAGTAATCATAATATTGATCTCTTTGTCCCTTATCTAAAGTAAATGATTTTGAGATATTTTGATACTGTGCATCTGTATCGGATGTATTAATACCATCAATATTTGTTATAATGTTAGATTCCTTAAATACTACTGTCTCTAAATTAGTAAATACTTTATCATTTAAATATACAATACCTAATTTATTAGCTCCACCAGAAGATGGGCTAGAAGTATTATTTGTTACCACTCTTGCAATAGCATTAGAAGTTTGTCCTACAATATTTTCTCCAATAATTGCATTAGTTACAACACTAGCAGTGGCATTAAATGAAAGTGTGTCAAATGTAGGTTGACCACCATTAATAGACTCATAAACTGCTAATACTCTTACAACATCAGGTACATTTAAAGATATTTCTTCATCCTGTACTCTTAAACCATAAGCAACAGTATTAGTAGTTAATCCATCATTAATAGATGAATTTGCATTTGTTCCAGATTGATCCAATCTAGATAAAGTTACATCAAATAATTTACTTCTTTCGTAATTTTTTACTTTACTCTGAATACCTTGTTTCTTTGCTGTAACATTAACAAGAGTTCCTGCAGAATCATCAGTTAATCCAGTAAATGATGCTTTAAATCCTCCACTACTCAAATCCTTATAACTATCAGAACTTACTGTACCAACTCCATTTGAAGCAGTTCCATAATGTATAGAAAATCTACTTACCCCATAAGAATCAAAAAATGCCGTTGAAATTCCAGCTCCACTTCCATCCTTTAGATCATCAATACTTACAGTGGAAGCTGATCCAACTACTTTTTGACCTGTTATTTGAGCTGAAATACTCAGAGATGAAGATAAAAGATCTACAGAAGATATATTAGATTCAGGTAATTCTTCATATAAAGCTCCTGTATCATCCTTAGACCATATTTGAGATATCCGCAATCTGGCAGTCGCAAATGTAGCATTTGCTACTGTTCCATCATAAACTCCAGCAACACCACCAGAATCCGTCGCATTACTAATAGTAAGTGTTCTTGCATCAGCAGAAATAGCTGTAAGTTTACAGTAAATAGGAACAGTTGAAGCATTAGAGGGATTATATGAAATAATATCTCCAACTTTAAGACCACTAAATGGTAATGAAGTAGCACTTGTTATTTCAGAACTGAAAACATTAACTCCACCTTCAATCCCAGGTAATGGTACTGGAATAAGGGATGAATCTGCAGTAAAATCTTGAAGATATGGTGCAACAGCAGATTGCTTTACAGATCTAATATCATTTGCACTATAGTCAATTGTTTCTTGAATTGTTCTTGCAGTATTAGTAATTCCATTAATACTAATCTGTTCTCCTACAACAAATTGACCTGAAGTTTGACTCAAATAAACCTCAGCAGAACCATTACCAACAGAAGAATATCCTGTAGCATTACTCCTCAATCCTCTAATCAGTGCAGATGCTGGCAATTCTGTAGCACTAACACCAGTGGTTAAAGTAAGTTTAGTGTATATATTGACATCATAAAGATAAAGATTCCATTCACTAGAAGGACCTTCATATGAAGAATCTTTTGGATTAAAGGAATATAATCTCGCCTGGCCAATCATGGTACCAGAAGCTGATCCACTATTATCTAATAGATCATCATATAACTCAATAACCTTTCTATATTGTGGTTGACCAAAAACATTATTAACTACTATACGATTCCCCATTTCAAAATTAACACTAGATGAACCTATAGTTCTAGTATCTCTGGGTTTATCAACATCTAAAATAGTTAAAGAATCGGTAGTTACAGAATAACCATTAACATAAGCTTCTCCACCAGACACCTTCACACACATTAAATCATCAGAAGGTGTATTTCCCTGTTCTGTTTTTTCTCCACTAAAAAATATTCCACCATTTCCTAATCTATTATTTAAAGAATCTGCTAAAGATATACTAAAAGGATCTATAGCATAATTTCCAGATTCTTCATAAGTCCTTTCTGCTATATAATCTCTAATTAAATTATAATCTGTTTTATTTTTAACTTTTCTAATTTGACCCTTACTTATTCTTAAGATTTCAAAGAAATCTTGATCATTTTTATCATCTAATAATTTCTTAGTAAGAGTTAAAGTAATTTTTAATCTATCTGCACCAGGTGCCGCAAAGTTAGTAAATCCAGACGCATTATCATAAAGTGATGGATCGTCTTTTGCACTAATTATTTGCTCATCAATTTTTAATCCAACTCTATAAGAAGGAGTATTGGTATAATAATCTAGAATAAGAGTTTGACTACTAACATTTACAAAAGTTCCTCTAATAAAATAAACACCTTCAGCTACAAATGCAGCAGAGCCTACAGCAGTTGCATTAGCAGATAGTAATGTTGCAACTCCAGATCCTGCATTAATAGTTGTATTACCATAAACAATATTTTCTTGAGTAAGTAATACTTCACCATCAATAAATTCAACTAATTCAGCATCTGTAGAACCACTATTTAAATATTTTACATAAATCGTCAGATTTTCTACATCATTTCCATCTGGTAATACAACATAATCTACAGAAGCAGTAACACCAGAACTTTGTCCTTCTACAATTTTACCTACAAGTTTATCGGTATATAAAGAAATATCAATTCCAAATTGAGTGGCATTTAGTTTTACGGCATAATAAGCATTGTCAAAAGTAGGAGCACCAGGAATTACAATAGATCCTTCCTTAAAAACATGACTACCAAACGTCTCTATTTGATTTTGAGCGATAGATTGGAGATTAGTTAGTTCTCTTGCTTGAACTGGAAATCCTGGTTTAAATAAAACCTTGTAAAAATTATTACTGGGATCAAAGTCATCATAATAAGGACTTATATTTAAATCTTTTGATTGTGCCATGTTTCTTTAGAATTCCAGAATAATTTTAATGTCTTCTTTTTGTCGAATATTACGGGCAATTTCTTCTCTATTATCAATATAAAGAATATCCCCAGATGTTTTATTTATCTCAGAATCTGCAAGACCAGCTGTAAAATAAACTCCTAAATCAATTTCTTTTGATCCAGAAGCCATTGTACGACCTGTAAAAGCAGTGGCAACATTGACATCATCTACACCTACAAAGGTAATGACAGAACTAGAAGATTCAAAAGATAAAACTTTAGCATCTGAAGAAACCTCTTTATAATCTGTTTGATTTCCTACTGTTGGATTATAATATAAGGAACGATCTTGATAATACTTAAGAACACTAGTCTCTTTATCATAAGATGCAATATATCCTTTAGCGGTTCCACCAGTTACAACTTGTTGTATTTTGGAACCAATAGCAGGAGTATCAGACCAATATCCTGTTCCTCCTTCTGCATTTCCATCATCTAATTTTATAGCCCCTAAAGAAGAATATTCACTGGATGTATATGTAGATCCTATAGAAGTATATGTTGAGGGATTCTTAACGATTCCAACTTGTGCAAACTTTGTACTTATTGGAAAATCTTTAGTTGAATCATCAAATCTTGCATACACCAAAACTCTATCAGCACCTAATTCTTTATAAATGTCGTATCCATGACCTCTTGAGGGTGGAATAATAACAATTAAATCTGCGAATGTAGTAGGAACCCCATCTGGTTGAGCATCACCCAAATCTACCATACCATAAGTATATCCACTTCCACCTGCTGTTATTACTGCGGATGTAATTTTACCACCAGCAACCACTATAGAAGCTTGAGCACCTGTACCATCACCTAATATATTTACATTATAAGGACCATCCTTATATCCATCTCCCGCATTTTTAATATAGATCGTTTTTATTTGATTAAAATTAACTGTAGAATCACCTGATTCTCTTACACTCTGTATTTGAGAATTAGTGGTGGTTTCCCAATTATTAGGAACAACAATATATTCAGTAGAATCAAATTTAATAATATCACTCGGAGACACTGAAAAGAGAAATTTCCAAATATAACCATCCGCACCTGCAGCAAATGGTTCTAAATCAGTAGAGGTGGGTTCGAATTTAGAATTAACACCATCAAGATCTTCACCAGAAGATCCATTGCTTATACAAACATAAACATTAAAATCACTATTAATTACATAGTAATTTGCATCATACAATCTTGCAGTATCTGAAACTGGAGCTTTATTCGTAACACTATAATCTTGCCTATACATATCATAAGCAGTATTAACTTTCCATTCTACTTTCCTTACAACTCTTCTAATATTAGTACTATTAATCTTTTTTCCAAAAAGAGAAGTACTTCCATATTGCCATTCATAACTGAAATTATCAATGGGATTAGGAGGACCAGAAGCAGCAGTATTCCAATCTGATGTTCTACCAAACCCAGGGTTTGGTGTTGTAGGATTACTCAGACCTAGAAATACATAATAAGAATTATTAGTATCTAGTACAGAATCTACAAAATTACCAGCGTTAGATATTCTAAATTGATCTGTGACTACAGCAGAC